GATGTCAAATGGAACTAGTTACACATTTAGAGTTATAGCTAGAAATGCTTTTGGTTCCTCTGCACAAAGTGATGCTAGTGATAGTGTAACACCTGCTAGTTCAAGAGCTTTATTTTTTGGAGGTTATGGCACAGGTACAGCTAATGCGAGAGCTAATGTAATTGATTATGTTGAAATATCTACGACAGGAAATGCAACAGACTTTGGTGACTTAACAACAAATTCAATATATAATGGAGCCTGTAGTTCATCTACTAGGGCGGTGCGTGGTGGCGGTTCGAGTAATGCAGGTTCTGGTGGAGCAACTTCTAGTATGGAAACTATGGACTATGTTACAATAGCCTCAACAGGTAATGCTCAAGATTTTGGTGACTTAACAACAGATAGATACAGAGGAGATGACGGCTTTTCAAGCAGCACTAGAGGTATTTTTGGTGGGGGAATAAATGAATCATCTACGAATTTGAATGTAATAGAATATATAACAATAGCTTCAACTGGTAATGGTACTGATTTTGGAGATTTAGGTGCTGCAAATTCAGATCCAGCTTCTTTTTGTTCTTCTACTAGAGGGGTATTTGCAGGTGGACAAATTAGCTCATCAGCAACAAATATTGTTCAATACATAACAATAGATTCAACTGGTAATACCACAGACTTTGGTGATTTATCTACTGCAACACATAGTTTAGCAGGTTGTAGCTCTTCTACTAGGGGATTGATTGGTGGAGGAAATACTGGAGTAAATACCATTGAGTATTTTACTATAGCTTCTACAGGTAATGCTACAGATTTTGGAGACTTAACAGTAGCAAGATATTTTCTTAGTGCTACTTCTAGTTCTTTAAGAGGTGTTTGGGGCGGTGGTTTTGCTGGTATCTCTCAAAAAAATGAAATAGATTTTGTTACAATAGCCTCAACTGGTGATGCCTCAGACTTTGGTGATTTAACAGTAGCCGGAAACGGTTTATCAGCAACTTCTGTTTCTCATGGAGGGCTGCAATAATGCCTAACTATAATGGTGTGTGGAGTATCACAACTCAGTATCAAAACGCTAGTGATTGGCCTAAAGTTCCAATAGCAGGTGATTTAGCCCTGTTTTTAGGTAATGATAAAATAGATTTTATTACCATTACTTCTACAGGTAATGCTACTGACTTTGGCGATCACATAGCAGGTTATGCTGCAACAAGTTATAGTGGAGGTGTATCTTCTTCTACTAGGGGTGTTTTTCTTATTGGAATGACAACAGGTAATGCAGACTCTAATTCTATGGAGTTTGTTACGATGAGAACTAAAGGCAATACTACTGATTTTGGTGACACTCAAGTTGCAGGACGAAAAAACGATACTGGTTCTGGAAGTAATACACGAGGCATATTTAAAGATGGAGGAAATGATAATAATACAATAAGCTATATAACTATAGCCACTACAGGGAATGCTTCAGACTTTGGTGACAGAACAGTAAACGGACATAGTTTAGCAGGATTTTCTTCTACAACACGAAGCGTGTTTGCTGGTGGTACAACTGGTAGTAGAATAAACACAATTGATTATGTGACTATATCTTCAACAGGTAATGCAACAGACTTTGGAGATTTAACACAAGTACAGTCTGACTGTGCAGGTTTATCTAACTCAACAAGAGGTATAATTGCAGGGGGTGCAAGTTCAGGTTTAACTAATGTGATATCATATGTAACGATAGCCTCAACGGGGAATGCGACAGACTTTGGTGATTGCACAGCAGCAAAACAGTTTTGTTCAGGGACAAGTAACGCAACTCGTGGTGTAATTGCTTTAGGGGAGGTTGTTAATATAGATTTTATAACAATAGGTTCAACTGGTAACGCTACGGACTTTGGCGACCTTAGTACAAATATGTCTGGTGCTGGTGCAGTGTCTACTGCTCACGGAGGTTTATCATAATGTCACAAACTAGATTCTTCAAAAGTGTGATAACACCTACACTAGTTCAACCTACAGAAAATCACGAGGCAGGGGTAGCTTCTGGTGTGTGGTCACTACAAGACCAAGCAAGAGCTAGACGTGGTGGTGTATGGCCTGAAGCTGGTGTTGCTAATCCTGATACACTCATAGAGAATGTGTTCAGTACAGATTTATGGACGGGAGATGCTACAAATACAACCACTATCGTTAATGGCATTGACCTTGCAAATGACGGTGGTTTAATTTGGTTTAAAAACAGAAGTGGCTCTACTGCTAATCATTATATTTTTGACACTATAAGGGGGGATGGTAAGAGTCTAATACCTAACGACAATTCGGCTGAAGGTAGTATTCAGATGGATGTTTTTGGGGGAACAGTATTTAATGACGATGGTTTTTTTCTTAGAACATCCACTGGTTCAATAAACGGTAATGGCACTGATGTTGTTGGTTGGACCTTTAAAAAAGCTAGTAAGTTTTTTGACATAGTTACCTATACGGGGAATGGTTCTAGTGCTGGTGATTCGCAGACAATCACGCATAATCTTGGCAGCATTCCCGGTATGATTATTACGAAGAAGACCAGTGGAACTAGTGATTGGCTTGTGCATCACAGAAGTCTTAGCAGTGACTTAAAAAATTTACAATTAAATAAAACTGATGCAGAAAGTATTATTGGAGACTGGAATCCAACATCTACCACTTTTACGGTTGAGCATCAAACTTATGCTTCAAATACTGGAAATAATGAGAGTGGACAATCATATGTAGCCTACCTTTTTGGTCACGACACAAGCTCTGATGGTATGATCCAGTGTGGAAGTTATACTGGTAATGGTTCTGGAACAGGCCCAGTTGTTGATCTTGGGTTTGAGCCACAGTGGGTAGTGATTAAAAACGCGTCATCAACAGGCCCTTGGGTTGTATTAGACACCATGAGAGGATGGCCTGTTACAAACGATACTACATATACAGACCACATGCTGTGGTGGAATACAAGTGATGCAGAATACACGTCAGTGAAACGTGCAAATCCTACATCAACTGGATTTCAAATTCGACAAAACAATAGTCAAGTTAACACGAATGGAAACACCTACGTCTACATGGCAATTCGGCGTGGTCCAATGGCTACACCAACCGCAGCGTCTAGTGTGTTTGATATTCAAAATTCTACTACCAATAACCCTGCTTTTACTTCTGATAATATTATAGACACAGCTATGTTTACAAGTAAAGGTTCTAGTGACAATAGGTACTGGTCTTACAGATTAAAGGACAAGGGATATATATATAGTAACGCCAATAACATTCAAAATTCTGGTCAGAATGCATGGGATTTTGGAGCATCACAGTTTGGTCATTATCATAACTCCGGTGGTTTATCGGGCTATATAGGCTACTTTTGGAGGCGTGCTCCTGGTTTTCACGATGTGGTTATTTATACGGGTAATGATAATGCAAGAACGATAACTCATAATCTTGGCGTTGCGCCTGAAATGATGTGGATAAAAGGTATAGATTCGACGCCGCAGGATTGGGTGGTATATTATGGAGATGCAACAGATTACTTAAAATTAAATAAAACTGATGCAACAGCAGATGGTGATTTTGCTTGGAATGATACTGCACCAACATCAAGCGTTTTTTCATTAGGTAATGGCGGTATAGTTAATGGATCAGGTAAAAATTTTGTAGCTTTTCTTTTTGCTACACTTGCAGGGGTATCTAAAGTAGGCTCTGTGTCTCACTCTGGCAGTTCAACTGACGTAGACTGTGGATTTTCTTCAGGAGCCTCTCTTGTTATGTTGAAACGTACAGACTCAACAGGGGATTGGTACTGGTGGGACTCTACGAGTGGTATAGTCTCAGGTAATGATCCTTATATTTTGTTAAATACAAATGCCGCACAAGTTACTAACACAGACTTAATAGACCCACTATCATCAGGCTTTACTATTACAGATGATTTTACAGATGGTGACTATATCTTCTACGCAATAGCAGCCATATAGGTGAACAATGGGATTACTTAGATACAGAGAAACAGGTGAAGTAATTACAGAGGAAGAGTTTCGTTTTAGGAACAGAAAGCGTAGACCTCATAATGTACCACCTATGGGTCAGCTAACGAGAGAGTGGTTAGACGGTGAGGGTGTTGATCCTGTGCTTCCTGGACCAAAGATAGGATCAGTATATAATGGTGCATACAAACACTCTGATGGAAACTGGTACACACAGTGGTCAAACAATTAACACTTGCATTTTATTGAACAATATGATATAACTGTCTCCTAATAACAATAATAATAACGGAGTTTAACTTGTCTAACAAACTAGCTATAACAACTACACTAAATCAAGCACTACCTACTGCTGCCCCTGAGTACAAATCTATGCTGACAAATATCTCTGAAAAGATGCCAGCAGTTACACAGGCTACCAGCAACTTCCACAAATCACACAGTCAGTTTATGGGAGTTACACTTGATGTAACAGCTATTACCCCCATACGTAGCATTAAGCATACCCTAGCTGAAATAGATAAAACAAGGGCTGCACTACAAGAGGCTTACATAAGTGTGAGAAAAAAAGAAGTACAGTTAAAAAAGAAAGAACGTAAACTTGCAACTTGTGTTGATGACTTACAGCTAGAGTTACTAGAGATAGAGATACTAGAGATACAAGGACAATTAGAATCATCACGTAATCACATGCAAGGTGCAGTACGTAAAATGAACTTCTTTACTAATCAGTATGACAACCTGATGAAAAAGATAGGTAAAGAAGAACTAACAGAAGAGGACTATGAACTAGAAGAAGCACGTTATCACATCATGACTTGTATGAAGCAAGCATTAAATAGTGCCAGACCACGAAACGGACACATTGATGAGGGTAACATGATATACTTATTTGATCTGGGTATTAGTGGAGCACAAGCGCAAGCAGAAGTTTTTGCATACCTAAATTGGGAGAATGAGTTACTTAAAGAAAATAAAGCCCCTGAACATCATCACACAGTAGCATGGTTAGAGGCTTGTGCAGATAAGTGGGCGGGATGTCCTGCAGCATTTGCTAACAGTAGAGGGTTTGATGTTTTTGACCCTACGTCACTGGCTAATACGCCACAACTAGAGGATAAAACAAATGGCAGAACTGACGGAAGAACAGATAGAAGCAATGTTAGACAGGGCAGCAAAAAAAGGCGCAAGTCAAGCACTGCGAGAGATAGGGTTGCAGGATGAAGATGCAGCAAGTGATATTAAAGAAATGCGTAGTCTGCTAGATGCTTGGAGATTAACGAAAAGAAGTATATGGTCTACAACAGTAAAGATGGGAACAGTAGCCGTACTAACATTTATAGCCACAGCAGTCTGGATGACATTTAAATAATACAAGCGTAGGGGAGAACGCTTAATGATTGATCCAGTAACTGCAATAGCAGGGGCCACTGCTGCGTTTAATGCTCTTAAAAAAGGCATACAGGTTGGCAAAGATCTGCAAGATATGGGTAGTCAACTTTCTAAGTGGGCAGGTGCAATAGCTGACTTAGACTTTGCAGATCGTCAGAACCAAAAACCCTCATGGTATAAGACGCTAGGTGGTGGTGTACAAGCAGAAGCTATGGAAATATTTGCAGCAAAACAAAAAGCTGCTAATATGAGACAAGAGTTAAAGGATTTTATATCGGTTGTGTATGGACCCTCAAAGTGGCAAGAGATATTAGAAATAGAAGCACAATTAAGAAAACAAAAAAGAGAACATGAACACAGACAAATGGAAATAAAACAAGCAATTATAGAATGGACTTTAGGAACTTTGTTATTTTTAGTTCTTGTAACTAGTCTGTTTGGATTTGTATGGTTAGGAACTAGATAATGCCAATTTTTAGTACAAGTGATAATTTACCTGCGGGTACTCCTCTTAAGGCAGGGGAAAGTCGTGATATTGATAAAGCGATAGCAGAGGGTAATCCGGCTCTTGCGGGTGTAACTATAAATGCTGCAGGTAATTATGTTGGCCCTGATGGCAGAGAACTTACCTCTGCGGGTGGTACTACAACAGTTGTTGATGTAACAAATGCTACAGATGAAGAGAAACAGGCTATTGCTAAGTTAGCAGAGGTTCATTTTTTAGCTCAAACTACAGGTATAAATAGCTCTGTTTTAGATAAAGCAATGCAAGATGTAGGTATTGATCTAAGTGATCCAAGGAGAGAAAGTTATAAACAGCAGATACTTGATCAATCTGGTTATAACTATGGTGATCCATCTAAAACTTTTGATACTAATCCTTATACTGGTGATGACCCAGCAATTAACATACTTAGAGAAGGATTAAAATTACAGCCTACAGATGAAGATCTTTCTGCTTCAGGATTAGATCCTGATGTTTATATGCCTGTAAACGATAATGTAGCTAATTCTATATTCTTAAAAGAACAACTAGAAAAAATGGGTACAGGTGTATTAGGTTATACAGGTAACGCCATTTTAAGAAGAGAAAATAGAGCAGATATTGCTGCATATGAAAAAGATATTAATGAACAAATAAAAGAAAATCCAGAGAGTTTTTATTTTAAAAGGTTCGGTGATTTAACTTACGGTCAAGGCACACTTAATATACTTGAATGGGGAGATATAAAACCAAAACAACAAGAGAGAGTTATACCAACTACTACCCAAAGTGGTCAACCTGTTACGGTTCAAGAAGTGGCACAGACTCCAACACCCACTGCAACTCCTGGTGTGGTAACAAAAGCTGATCCTGCTACTTTAGATATTGGCTCTGAGGCTATAACACCATACTTTAACCCACCAAATACTACACCTACATCTACAACAGCTACCCCTGCAGAAGATTTCTCCCTTGGTATTACAAGACAAGGCACAGCGTTTGATGCCAGAACAGCACAGCAAGCCCAGTTTTTTCAGCCACAAACTCTGGCAGAAATGCGTCAAGCAGGTCAAGATACGTCTGCATTTACACTAACTCAAAGACTATACAGAAATCCCCTGACAGGTCAACAAATTTACATTCCTTTTTATGGGGATCAACCCGCATCTCCTATTCCTGCTGGGTTTGTTAAGGTTGATGTTACTGGACAATCACCATTTGGTTTACCAGCAAATGTATTTAACCCTGTTACTGCTGACAAACAATATACACCTCCTGCGGCTGTAAATCAAGGGGGAGTAATTCAAGGGTATCAACCTGGTGGTATAGTAAGCCCCCCAATTAATTTTAAACCTGGTGGCACAGTAAAAGAAGATGGAGGTGCCTACTATATTGAGTATCCTGATGGATCAAAATCTCAAAATTATGATACAGCATTGAATGCTAATCAGGCAAGAAAGACCGCAACAACTAACCTGGGTCTTCCTGATTATACTCAGTATTTATCACAACAAGGTATTGATAGGGATTCGCCAGGTTATGATTTTGATACTGTTTATGAAACGTATCAGTCTTATCTTCAAGGTTTTGCTTCTGATGCTACAGGA